AAAAGATCTTTTTAAGATGCTCTCTTATCTCCAACCATAATCTGAGTACACATCTCTACAATATGGTTTAGTTTTTCTTCCATATCAATATAGTTCTCTTCATCCATAGTTGAGAAGTGTCTAATCTCAGCAGCTCTCGCTGATCTAATTTTAATAACACATCCGTTTGGATAAAATTTACCATTAGATGGTAATTCCGACTGATCTAAAACCATCCAACCTAGGAATTGATCCGAAGTTTTATCTGGTCTAGCTTGTCCGAATTGGTCCATGTTTACTTTACCAAGTCCCTTGGACTCGACTGCATCTAACATTTCAACAGAAACATCTTCTACTGAGTTGTCTTGTACTGGCTCATTGATACTATCTCTGGCTTCCAGCATTTTTTTTGCAGCTTCTTCTTTTTTGTTTTGGTTTTCTTTACTCATGTTATTTACTTATTTAAATTTTTTACTTTATTTTTAATAAACGACTGTTGGTCAATAGATTGTAGACTTAGTTCTTTTTTTATTAAGTCTCTTATCCATGCACTAACAGAAACTGGCCTCGTTTCAGTATCTATTGCATCGTTTAAAATGCATCGATTAACCGAAGAAACCTCGTCCTCCGTTAAGAGAACTTGTAGTTTTTTTGTTAATTTGTGGTTATTCATAATAATTTGATATGTTAATAATATATTATATTTATCTTGCAAAAAATAAGAAGATGTAATTATACACCTTCTTATTTGTAATTAATTAATAATTAGTTTACTTCTTCTGCATATACATCAGATCTCCAAGTGATCTCTAATGTTTGTACTTCTGCAGATGAATAATCTAATGCATCTGTAAATCCAAGACCTGAAGTGATGAAACAGTCATCAAGTGTTACTTTTCTAAAAATATCACCTTCTCTGTTGAATTGTACGATTACGATTGTTCCTACATAATTCTTTTTCAAGCCCATTTCACCAGTTTCTGGGTTGTATTGTGCTCTGTACCATTGACGTAATGTTTTATATAAATACGCTTGGTTAGAATCATTTAAGTTCAATGAAAAGTTTACAGTTATATCTAACGCAGTACTATCAATCATACCAGCATAAGATCTAGTAGCAAATTTATACTTTTGTTCGATAGCAGCAACTTCTTTATGTAATCCTGCAAGACCAGAAATAGTGTTTACATGTTGTAATAACATCTCTTGTCCAGCAACACCGTCAGGAGGTAAAATAGTTACCTCAAATAGGTTAGCCTGTACTGGTTCGAAATTCTTACCTTTCTTGCTTGTTTGATCTTCTGAATAATGTGGTAAAGCCATAATTTGTATGTGTTTATTTTATATATCTAATTTTGTTATGCAAAGTTTCCAGTTGCGATTTCTCCTGTGTTCAAGATAGTTACTCTCGATACTAAGATTTCAAGTCCTTTAACTGGCTCAACAAATGTATCTAAAATACCCATGTTATTATCGATTACCTCGTTAGTGTTGTTTGTTCCGTCCATAACGTTTCTATAGTCGTATACACCTCCGTCTTTTTTAACTGATTCCATAAATGAATCTGCTAAAGTTTTAATCTCTAATCTTGTTTGCGCGTTGTTAAACTCGAATAAATAGTTTTTCAAGATTTCTGCTAAACCATCTTCAATATAGATCATTGCTTCTCTCACGTGAGCTGAAGATAATGCTGATTGAACTGATTGTTGTGCAGTTTTATTACCTTTGATAGTTAAACCAACTCCTCTTTCGAATACGATTGGGTTAATTCCAAATGGCTCTAAGTAATCTCTATCATTTTTATCAAATGCGAATTCTAAACCTTGTACACCTGTACCACCTACAACACCTCTTCTTGGTCCTGCAATTATAGACCATGGTAATGCGTTTAAGTATTTGTCAATGTAGTTATTAGATACGTAAGCCGCTGGTGGAATCACCTTTGTTTTACCGTTCTCTAATACATTAAGACCAGGACCATAGTAGAAACCGAAGTTTGCACCTTCATTGATACTTGGTAATGTATACACTGCAGTAGGGTTAAGTTCTAAATTACCACCAGTAGATACTAATCTTGTATCGAATGATCCTGTATTAGCGTCTTTAAAAGAAGGATTAGTTGATCCTTTAAATTCTTTCACCATTGGTGCGTTAAGAATTGCAGATGCATTTTGTCTTTCTTTACAAAGTTGAGTAATTTCTTCTTTATTAAGGATTCCACTGTTTTCCAATGATCCGAATGTATCAACAACATATCTGAAAGTAATTGCGTCCTTGTCAATTAATGTGTTTGATAATCCATTTCCTGGTCTTAGTTGAGTTAATAACTCAGCTTTTGTTTTAGCGCTCTGTGTTGCAGCCGCTAATGGGAATACTGTATAAGTAGTTGTACTTTCTTCATATCTTTTAAGAGCATATTCTGGTCTTAAAGATACAGGTCTGTGACATTCGAATGAATAAATATTAGAACCACCTTCAGTAGTCTTAATAATTCTTTTAATTCTTGCTAATTCAGTTCCGTCAGCTGGAATATACATTCCTACTGAAACTTCTGACCAATCAAATGTATCTTTAGCTAAAGTAGCGGATAATCTAAATTGTCCAGCTCCTAGTGGAGTAAATGAATAATCATCAACTAATGTTGGTAACATAACTGCTCTCGAGTTAGGCTCGATAGTAGTATATTCTATTGTAGCTGATTGAGCTCTTAAATATGCAGTTAATTTATCTGCACTTGCTGCTGCGTAAGTTGAACTAAATGCGTTTCCACCTGCTGCAGTAATTTTTACTACGTTTATATCTCCAAGTGGTTGTAATTCTTCAACTGAACCGATTCCTACGTAATCAAGTCCATTTGCACCTAATAAGAAACTTCCAACTGTTAAGCTTCCTGCTGATAATAATTTACCTGCAACATCTGCTCCAACTTCTGGACATGCTATAATAATGTCACCATCTACAACTGTAATTGGTCCTGCATGGAATGTAGCTTCTGTTCCAGCTTCAAACGTTTCATATGTTGATGCTTTAATAGCTCCTTCACATTCTATAACCATATCTGATCCAGATGGGCTTATTGAACTAATTGGAGTAAATTCTCCTTCTAAAGCAGCTCTTAAGAAACCGTCTGTTGTGATTTGTAAAGCATTTAAATCAGAAGCGTTAGCGTTTCTAATAGTTAACTGATCACCATCAACTTCCATTTGTTTTGGCAATGTGATTGCATCAGGAGTAGCATCTTGTGCAACTCTATGTGATAATACTTTATAATCTTGGTAAATATCAAAACCTTTACCTACGAAATCAATTGCTTCTAAAGCATCTTCGTTGATAGCACAGAATAAACCTGTTCTTCTTGCTTCCAAGTTAATTAAAGTCTCAATATATAATTGACGACCTTCTTGATCTTGAAATTCTGGAATAACTGATCCAGTGTATTGTGCTACTAAACTAACTTCTCTCAAAGCAGTGAATTTTGCTAATTGATCTCTTAATAATCCATGCTCATTAAAAAATGCTCCGTATGTTGGGTCATTTTGTAATACTTGTGCATCGTAATTACCTTTGAATACAAATACATCTACCATGTAGTCAGATACGTATTCTAAATCTTCGATTCCTTCAGGAACATTTCCTTCACCGTACCATTCTCTTGCTGTCATTTCAAAACCTGCCGTATTTGCAGCTTGTCTTACGATAACTGAAATAGGCTCTTGCTTGATATTAGCGAAAGATATTGCGTTGTTTGAGTCGTCATCAGTGTTACCTGCTGCTTCTAATGTTTTGATATCAGAAGGAACCCAAAATTTATCAGTGTCAAAAATAGCGCTGTATTGAACAGAAGCTGGTTTTGCTGATAAACCTTCAGAACCAGAATTAGTTGCTGGAGATACCAATGCAATTCTATCAGCTGCGTCAGCGATAGTTAAGTTTAATGCCAGAATCGGCCCTCTTGAAAGAGTTTCGATACATGATCTGTGGAAGAACATTCCTTTCTTTTCTAAAGATTTGTCAATACCTCCAAACACTTGAGTGAATTGCTCAATGTTTTCGATAAATACTGGTGTGTTGTATGGACCTTTTTTAGATCTACCAACAACCAATCTAATAGTTTCAGCAGGGATATTAACCGTCTGTGATTTGTCAAACTCTAAGCGATATACACCTGAGCTTTTGAACTGTAATAATTGAGGACTTAATGCCATAGTTGTTCTTTTTTATTTTTTTTACTTTTATTATATATCTATTCTTCTTTCGAAATTTATTTATATTAAATCATAAATGTCATATTGTAAATCTCCATCAGAAATATTATCTTTATATAACACCCTTTCCATCTCGTTATGTAAGTCTGGATCTATAAAATCCAGAAGTTCTTCAATATAATCTGCATAATCTGTAGTGTTAAAGAATTCAGTAGAACTAATAACTGTCATAACAGTATCATCATTTCCCATTTGAGCTCCGTAACCGCCTCTTGGTAAACCTCCAAATAGACTAGCTTCATTTATTGTTGTTTCATCTGTTATATTTATCCTATTTATCTTGTATAACTTTGCAAAATTCTGACAAAATATTGCTTTATTATCTGATTTTATTTTTATTCCATGTTTTAATGTCTTAGAATCATGTCGATGTCTGAATTTTACAATCATTTCATCATCAAAATCATTTCTTTGTGGAAACACAGATCTTAGATATTGAAACAATACCGAACCATATGTGTTGTATTCTACTATCATTTTTACATTCTCGTTATAAAATATCTCTGCAGATAAAGTATATAAGACCTTTGCAAAATCTTCTATAACATGTTCATTAGATCTAAATATTGCTACTTGATTTATTTTAAAGAAATCATACATGGCACCTGGATTAAGTGAATTTTCAATTTCCTTTTTATTCATAGGAATAACTTCAAATATATTTATCACTGAATAATCACCTCCATTTCCTTCAGCAATATCTACCGAAAATAACCAAAACTTTGAAGCATCTTTAGTTGATTCAATATCGAAGTCAGGATTCCATAATAGAACATCCCTAACATCTATATTAATATCATCAAACTCTTCTAGGTCATGATAAACATATTTCTTCATTCGTTTACGCATTTTCTTTAAATCTATTGGATCTAATAAAAGGTTTGAAGACGAAACAAATTCATTTCCATATTGTCTATTAAATGCTTCTATACTACCTAAGTTTCCTAGCTCTCTATTATACCAATCATCATCTCTGTCTGGATGTTCCCACCAATCAACTCGCATTGCGGTGTATTCATTTTCACCTCTATCTGCAGCTGCATATATTTGATAAAATTTGTTAAATCCATTTGGAGTAGACGTGATAGTAATTCTAGAAACCTTTGATGCGGATAATGTAGGATATACATTTTCATAGAAGGTATCTACAATAGTTGGATGAATATGTGCAAACTCATCAAGATATAAATTATGAATAGTAAAACCAATACCTGCTTTTGCAGTAGTTGCTTGTCCTACCAATCTACATCCGTTATCACACTTAACATTCATTACATCATATTTAACAATACCTGGTTTCATAAAGAATGGTACGTTTTCTACAACTACTTTTGCTTTATCAATAATCTCTTTAGTTGAATCTGATTTGTTGGCTAATAAAAGAGTATTTTTATCTGTATTAAATATTAAGTACCATGCATTAAATATAGATGCCGTCACAGTTTTACCCATTTGCCTAGAAGCTAATACAATATTGAATCGTTCTTCTTGGAAATTTCGAAGCATTCTTTTTTGATATTCTCTAAGTTTTACTTGTTGAATTCCTTCATCTGTCATTACTACTGCATACTTTTCAGCAAAATAAACAATATCTGTAGCGCATCGAGCTAATTCAGTAATTTCTTCATCGGTATATTCAAATACAATATTACCTTTACGCAGAAAGTTTTTACCTTCGTAAAATGGCATAGCAACTTTAGGTCTAAAACCTTGATCCATTGCTATCATCAGATCATTTACTTGTTTAGTAGACCAAACAATTTTTTCTGATAGCACATCCCCTTCTTCTTTGGGAATCCATTTATTATCTCCTACGTAATCACTCATTAATCTTCTGTAGTTTCTTCTACATCTTCAATATCTTCATCTGATGTATTCTTTATACCTGCTTGAATTGCAGCCATTAAATCTTTAGTACCTCTTTGTAAATTCTTATTTTCTTTGTCTCCTCCTGATTCTTCTATTTCTTTGACGTCATCTCTCTTTTTGTAGATTTCAATATCACGTGCAATTCTTTTTGTAGATTCTTCAGAAGCCATTAGATACATTGTCTGTGATTTAATAATATCTAACATTGATTTTTGTAATGTTGCTAAAACTTCAAACATTCTAGGTGCTAATTCACCATCATCAATTGTTTGTAAAAGTGTAGTCAATGCTCTTTCTCCAGCTTGTAATTGATATATTAGAGATGACATTGTCATTTCATCCATTCTTTTCTTAGCTTGAATATATTCGTCTCTTTCTATAATATCTGCGTCTAAGTAAAATTTCATGAGTGCTGTAATGGTTTTTTCTGCTTTTTTTGTAGCAGAACCTTTTAATTCCTCATAACTTACACGTGGTGCTAAATCTGTTCTGGGTTGTTTGATTGGCAGATCTGTTGGATCTGTTTCTACATCTAATACATTAGTATCCCCTATCAAATCATCTAATTCCTTTCTTATTTGATCGGCTTGTTCAGATATATTCTTTTTCTTGTCTTCACTCATATTATTATATTATAATCTATATATCTAACAAATCATTGTAGTAAAATTATAGTAAATTATCTATTTTGATTATATCTTCTTAATTGAATTGATGGAACTGCGTTATCTATGACTAGAGCGAATTTATTATCTCTAACAATATATTGTTGTAATACATTTAGTCTTTGTTCTGCTTCTATTGATTTATTAAATAATCTAACGTTTGTTAATTTTGCTGGACCTGGCATAAGAGACCATTGTTTTAATGAATTCCAATCATAAGCAGAAATATCTTTCGAATCATTTAATACTGATGTGATTCCTGTTTGTGTTGTATTACTATTTAATAAGTTACTACCAGGTTCTAATTTGAATACGTTAGCTGTAAGTTTGCTGTATTTATTATTTACATTAATAACTACACCATGCCATACATCATTTAAAATTTCATTGTCATATGTAAATGAATGAGAATCTCCGTTTATTTTAACTGACAAGTTATTAGATGTTGTTGACACCTTTAATCCTTTACCACTTAAATATCCATCTATTAATGTTGCATTTGGATTAGCTTCTTTTAAATTAGGTTGAAACCAAAGTGTAATAGCTAAATTATCATTGGATGCAAGTTTAGATTTTCTTTTATAAACCAATGCTTCTATTCCTATGTCTTTAATACTACTAAGATCATATGTGTTTTTACTAATGATTGTCCACTTCTGTCTAATCTCAGTATCTAATATTGTTAAGTTGTTATGAATTCTTTCTCTAATACCATCACCTACTTCTGTAAATACGGTTTGATATTGTTCTGGTTTAGTAACTTGTGTAAATTCGTCTTGTATCTCTTCTCCAAAGACTTCATCTAATCCTGTAACTAAATCATTAACTTCTTGCTCTATTACTGTATCATTATTAATAGTGCTTGTTCTTTCCTCATATTTTCTAAGCATTACTCTCCAGTAAGAATGTTCCATGTTAAATTCATCTGCAAATGCAACAGAACTAACTTCATACATTCTATTCATTAAAGGAAAATATAAGTAATCCCTCATTCTCGGATTTTTATTTGGACCAAATGCTGATTCAAATTGAGTTTTTGTTATGTGTATTTCAAAATCCTCAAATCCCATTCCATAAATATCAAATTTAAATTCATTAGATGGCATCTCATTATCTGGTACCATTATTTTAAATTCTCCACTATCTTTAACATTATACAATGAATATTCCATTAATATAACATCGCGCGATCTTTTATCTGCCTCTACTTTATAATACTTTACTTTATGGCCAAACATCTCAGTAGATAAATCAGATATTTGCTTATATACATTAATTGGTTTTTGTAAAGAATATGGATCAAATAAGTTTTCGTCACATGTAACAGATATATTAGCACATCCATTCATTGCTGATGGATCAGTACAATCAGTACAATATTGAGGGCATGATATAATTTCTCCAGCTTCTGTTTCTAAATTAAATGTAAGACTTAATAAAGATAAAGAATGTGCCGTAGATAATCTATTTACTGTAAACCTAACACTAATCCATAGGGGTTTAGTAGAATCAAACGTTAATCCTAATAAATCCGTAGGTGATGTGCCAGTGTTTAATAACGCATATTCTGACATTGCGCCTCCATCACTATCTAATGGCTCTTGTGACCATTTAAATTCGTAATTAAAAAAATTGTTTGGATTTAATGGTAAGTAAAATTTTAAGCCTGTTGCAGTAAAGGTAGGAACTTCCAATACTGTAAAAGTATTCGAGTCATATATTGTATCTACTTCAAATGTTGTATTACCTACTATGATTTTATCACCTCTATTTAAAAATAAGTTGGTGTTTTGTCCAGTAACAGTAAGATTACCTTCAGTCATACTTAAAGTTCCTACAGTATTTGGCGTACTTACACCTGCTACAATATCCCATGAATTGATACCCGCTACATTTTCGTATGGTTCTATTAGCTTTGCGACAAATGAGTCACCTATTTGATCTGCTGTAAAATTATTTACCATTAATAAAAGGACCAGTGGTCTTGTTTTTTATTATATATCTGAATTTCTATCTGTTATTAAGAGTATTTCAGGATCGTCAGATTCATAAGGTTCTAATTTATGAATTATTGCATTAATTATTCCAAAGGTTTCTGTTGCTTCATTATCTGATAAATACATATCTAACACTGTCATGAACTGTTTTAGTTTAAAAACTTTATACATCTCATCACTTGACATCATCTTACATCTTTCTAAAACTTCATTTATAATATTTAATTCTCTCGATTCAAATAATTCAAATAATCTTAAACTACCTCTAATTGTTTTAATATTATATTTAATTGTTTTAATTTGATCAATCTTGACAATTCTATTATAATTTAGATTTTTATTTAAAGTAACTTTGATCCATGATAAATTTGGCATATTTTGTAACATTTGCCATATAAAATAAATTGAAGTTGCTTCTTTGTGTATAGATGCATCTCCCACAGATTTAAATCTATTTATTTCTCTAGCAAAGAACTTAGTAATATATTGTTGCATTTTTGTAGCCTGTACTAAATACGAATCATCGCTTATTCTTTTACACATAGAGTCCCTAGAAATTAGTCCCCATATTTTAGTGTCTATTGAATTATATCGATAAAGTGTAATATCTACTACTTCTGAAAAGTCATCTTTATTTTCTGTAAACATCTATTTGCGCTTCAATTTTTTGTAAATCATTAAATAGTTCCTCTTTTGCATACAATTTTAAATCATTGAATTCTCGCATACCTATTTCATTTTTTGACAGGTAGATCTCAATTGAAGCATCGCTAGGAGTATATCTATCAACCTGTTTTTTTGGTGCTTTTTTGGTCTTAGTATAAAACCAACGTGGAACACCTTTGAATCTTTGAGCAACCATAGCCCATGATTCTACTACATTTCCTCCATTAATACCGTTTAAATTAAAAAGATTAGCATTAGATGGATATTTAATAGCAAAGAAACGATTGATCATAAAGTGATGTCGTTTCTTTGAATGATTTTTTATATTGTTGTATTGGTCTGGTTTTGTAAACATTATCTTTACAAAATCAAATAATTTAGTTTCGTCTAGCATATTATTTATATGTGGATTAGTAAGAAAGTTTACCCTATTAAGGTGTTAAATGCATGTTGATGTGCATCTACTTTTGAAAAATTATGAAGCATCTCTATTTTAATAGCAAGATCTATAACTTCTGGTTTTAGATTATGTGCATTTGCTTCTGCTAATATTTCTTCTATTTGAATATAATCAGTTAGTGTCATATTAGAATAACTTTTTACTAGGTGCCAATTTTTTATCTGTATTTGTTTTCTTACCTACTAATTTCATTGGAGGTTTTTTGGTCTTTGTTTCTTTAGGAATATCCATTCCTGCGAATGCATCAGGACCAAAACTTGCTTTATCTTTCAACCAACTTGTTCCTTCCAATATTTTTTCCATATCTTGGAATTGTTCTACATTTTCTAATGCTCCTTCCCAATCCTTTTCGATAGCATCATATATCGCTTTTTGAATAGAGTCTGGAATAGTTTTAATATGTAGTAACATTAACGCGATGTTATTAGATAAAGATGCTTTGATCAATGCAGTATTAGAATGTCCAACTACTCTGTATATGATGTCTGTAAGAGAGTTCTTGTGATCTGTATTAAACAAATACTCAATAGTAAAGTTATCTAGTTCTTTAATAAATTGATCGTATATGGTATCTGCCATCTTCTCTGTGATAGAGTATGTTCTAAGCTTGCCTGTTTTTAATTCTTTTTGCCACGTAACTACAGATGGTATATTATCTGATTTATCACCTATAAGAATCTTATTGAAAATAAATCTATCACAATCAACTTCTGTAATATTTATTTTAAGTGCTTTTACCCATGACATAATATTATTTTGATACGAATCTCTTGTCATGTGCTCACCTCCCATGTTAAATAGAAGATCTTCATTTGACATTTCAGATGCAACCGATGCTTCCATGTCTGTTTCAAAACCTTCATAAGCATATAAAGATTTTTTAGTGTTATAATACCATAAAGTATGTGCATCATTAGTTTTAGAGTAATTTACTAATTGAATAAGATCTCTATCACCTGACCATACGATACATGATTTACCCCTGTTATTAAGTGCAGTAGACCATCCAAAAATAACATCATCTGCTTCTGCACCTTGTATTTGATGTACAGTAACACCTTTATCGGCTAATATTTTTTGGAATTCTTCATAAACTCCATATACATTTGTCCAATTTACATTACTGCTTTGTTTTCTAGTACCCTTATAATCTGCTTCTGGGTATAAATCTTTTCTCCATGATTTAGAATCAACTGTTAATACAACGTCATCTACAAACATTTTTAATTTACGCATCTCTGATGCAAAATCAATGGCTAATTTTCTCATAAACTGTGATTTTTGTTTATCATCACCTAGCAGTTGACCTGTTTTAGGTTTTGGTAAAACAAAAAGTCTGCTGAATACAAAATAATTACCGTCTATTAATAGTGTGTGTTTTCCCACTTTCATATCTTATGTGTTTAATATCTATGCCTAATATACCAAAAATAATTGACATAAAAAAATTATTTATTACTTTTTTACGAATTAACTATACTTTGTATCTCATATACACAACTTAACATTGTAATAACTGGATCAATAACATGAACTCTTTGAGATTGATGCTTAGCTACAGTTATAATTATCTGTGGTATATGTTTTATATATTGTCCTTTTTCTTGCTGAATATATTCAATGAATTCAGCGCCAAGTGTTTGTAAAACATCGTCAACTCTATTTGCATAATTACCTACTAATGTTTGATAATTTTTTGCAGGATCTGTTTCATTAAACACTAATTCAAATACGTCTTTATATACAGAGTTGAATTTTTTAACATCATCTACTGTAATATTGGAAGTACCTTGTGTTTTATATCCTTGTAATTTATTAAGAGTAGATCTTAAATCAGGAAAGTTTCTTTTAACAAATTCAACCAATGCCGGCTTTTCAATTGTCATGTCTTCTTTCTTACAAATCTCATAAACTCTTTTAATATACTTTTTTGTTAGTTCACTTTCTTCTTGTTTGTCAAAATCAAAATCTATAACTTCAAATCTTGAAAGAATTGGATCTGGTAGTTTATTAATATAATTACATGTTGCAATAAATCTAGAATTAGATGCAAATGTTTCCATAGTAGCACGCAATGCTTTAAAGAATTGATCTGATACACCGTCAACCTCATCAAGTATTACTACTTTAAACATTCCGGGTGCATCCATAATAGAAACAGTAGAACAGAAATCGGTAATTCTTGTACGAATAACTTCTACTGATGTATCTGTTGATGCATTAATATAGAGATATGGTAGTTTAAATTGTTGAACAATTGCCTTAGCACATGATGTTTTGCCTGTTCCTGGTGATCCAGCGAATAGCATATTTTGTACTAAACCATCATTGAATTTACTCATTACCCTCTCTGGTAATATGAGTTCTTCTAGGTTTTTAGGTCTGTATTTTTCTGTAAATAATTGATTTATCGAATTCATGTATATAATATGTTTAATGGTTATACCTCACAACAGCTATAAAGTTTCATAGATAAATATAATAAATGGCAAGATCTTATTCTCATATAATCATCACCCGCACATCTGGTCCTAATCCACGAAATAGGTACGGTATTATACTAGCACCAATGATGAAGTTCTTCAGGAAGTTCCTTGTTGAACACAGGCACATTAGAAGATGGTCTGATGATGATCAATTTGTCCATTGTGTACTTAGAATGCAAAAACCACCAATTAAAAGCGTCGCATTAACTAAAAAATACTGGGATCATAGTAATGAAATATTAGTCGATTTAGCAACACTTCATGAAAACTGTAATATAGTAGATTGGTATTGTGCGATTAGTCTTAAGCCAATTAAAGCTAAATTTATGAATTTTGATTTGGAAAACTTTTTACATCCAGAATATCATGATGCATTAAAAGCACCAATGATTGATAGTCGTATATTAAAATCTTCAATTGAGTTTCGTAAGAAATGTAAAAAACTCCTGCTCGAAGAACGAGAGGAGTTTCTTAAACTTGCTAAAAAGAACGCTAAACGTTCTCTTTAATCTTACATTAATCTTGAGAATCGTTGTGCAATAGTTAAACCTTCATCTAATTTAATAGTTTTAGGTAATTCTTCTTTTGCTTCTTCTACAAATTCTTCAGCGTTTTCTTCATCTTCCTTAGAAACATCTTCTACTGGATATTCTTCGTCGCCTACTTTAAATGTTTTCTCACCTTTTGCAATTGCTTCTGCTCTTGCAGCTCCGAATTCATTTCCTTCTTCAACTTCTTCAGCTGTTTCTTCAGTTACTTCAACGGCTTCTGTAATCTCATAACCACCACAATCTGGTTCTGAACAAATATCTTGATCATGACCTGAAATTTTGGCTAATTTTAAAATAGCAGCTTTATCACCACTGAATGATAATGTATCATATCCCATATCGTCATACATTGAATCTTTTCCAGTTGAAACTGATACTTTAACTCCTAGTTTCTTAGCTTCTCCCTTTAAGTATTTGTAATCATCTTCGGTAGTTGCCATTAGTTCACCAAGAGTAGCTTCATTAATAGTTATACTATCTTCTACAGAAATTTGGTTATTGCTATTTTGTGGTTCACCGCCTCCTGAACCAGAGCCTGAACCTGAACCAGAGCCTGAACCAGAGCCTGAACCAGAGCCTGAACCTGAACCAGAGCCTGAACCAGAGCCTGAACCAGAGCCTGAACCTGAACCTGAACCAGAGCCTGAACCAGAGCCTGAACCTGAACAAGAGCCTGAACCTGAACCAGAGCCTGAACCAGAGCCTGAACCTGAACCTGAACCAGAGCCTGAACCAGTTTCTGTATTACCGGCTGGTACTTGAACTGCTTTACGATTAGCTGTTATATTAAGTGCTTTGATTTCTTCTTCAAAGCCTTTTATTACTTCTGCATCATCTTCTTTAAGTTTAGCTAATTCTAATTGTACTTCTACAAAAGCAATTTTTGCTTTAGCTTTCTCAATCTTATTACCTGCATCTACAGCATCGTATGCTTCTTTAGATT